AATTGCGACAGTTTTATATGTACGGTCATACAGTGCGGCAGGAAAGCTTAGTGCTGGACACCGTAATAAGTTTCTCGGTTACTGACCGCCATGGTGAGGATGTTGGCCGTGTCACTTTTTCTGCCACGCCAGAGGAACTTTCTGACCCATTGGTTATGCAGGCTAAGCTTAAACCCAATGTGGGCGCACTTCTTAAACACAACTACGAAGCCAATAAGTCGGCAGGTGCAAACTAATGACACGTGACCGCAACTTAAATTACGTAGAAGAACAGGTGCAAACCGTAGTCATACGTAATGATAGCCGGGGTAATTTTATTATTACCGGTGTAGAAACTGCGGGCGGAGGCCAGATGTACCTAACGCCGGGTGCCAGCGCAGAGATACGCATGGTAAACCGTTTGCGGGGTGACCAAGAAATGCGGGTGCTTGATTTTAGATTAGAGGCTCAAGTGCAGGATGTATGCGCAATGCCTATGAGTCGGTTAGCGGCTTTGCAGCAGCGTATAGAAGGTGAGATACAAAGGCGGCGGAATACCCGTGCTGACCGGCGAGGCGGTATTAACTTTGTGGCCGAAGATGAAATGCTGGATATGCCCAGCTACTGGGTGCCGCCACCATCAACTGCTAAGCCCGAGCGTATCCGCAAACCAAAACCGGTGCCAATTGCGGCAGAAGAAGAAAAACAACAAATGCGGCGCATATTAGACTTGGAGTAACACAACATGCTTTGGCTAGACTTCTTATTATTCGGCAACGGTTACGGCATGCAAAGCCCGTACCATGATGATAAGTTTTACTGGCTGGTGGATACCAACCAAAAAGACCGCAAAGGTAAAAACGGCAGGCTGTACAGATTTTGCGGCGGCCTTGGTGCACAACTACAAAGCTATGAGTGGTTTGCACCACCTGCGGGTACACGTAGGACACTTTGCGGCGTTGAGTATAAAATAAACTACACAATACGCTATTGCTTATTGCGGGTGGAGTGCTCATGGGAAGCTGTAGATGCACCACCGGGGTTAGATGCTAAGCACGCGTATATACGTATGTTAAAATCTGAACTTGACCAGCTATAAACAAGCTATAAAGTAAGCTATCAAAAATTGGATACGCCTGCTTCAAATTAGACACACAAAATTGTATAGTATAAATACAGACAAGGTTATGGGGTTATGCAATGCTACCAACGGCAGCAATTAATAGTTTGGCGGTGGCTTATGGTGATATGCTTAGCGCTAACCAGTGCCTTACTGAAAACGGGGAAAACCAGTTTGCCACTACTATTGCGGCAAGGTTAATAAACGCTATTACTAGCCAAACCCTAGGCGCTTGTTATGTTGATAACCGGTTTTATGGTGGGTGCCTTCGGGCATTTGGGCATGGCCGTTACGTTATAGAAGATAACGGGCATATGCGTTGGCACGCTGCTGCTATGCCGGATACGCAATTACGTACATGGGTATACCAAAACGTAATAGAGCCTATTGCTAGGTTTTGGGCTAATAGCGGCGAGTGCGAACATTGGCGGGGTACGGGCGATTACAGGCTTACCGCAGAGTACGCCGCAATTCTGTACAGTGCAGATACTTTGGCAGGTTCTGCTATTACAGACTGGTGGCATAGCTTTTCTAACCACAACGAGTGGGCGTTGGTAAGCCCGCGCCTGCCTACGCATTTGAGTAACCACCCGCAATTATCGGGGTATGCGTGGCTAAGGGAATTGGCTGCCGCAGTAAACCGTTCTTTTGAGGCTAATAACAATTGCCTTGATAGCTACCAGCAGACGCAGGGCGCGTTGCCCGCTTTCGGCAGCCCGCTTACCGCGTTTGGGTGCGTGCAGGGTTTGCGCTTAGCAGAGAGCGTCGGGCCTACGCAGCCCGCAAACATAACCGTTGACCGCTACAGCGAAGAGATACTGGGGCAGGAATTAAATGGCGCTACAATTAGGGCGGCAGGGCGTTACTACGCGCTGGGCGGCGCTGTGGGGCGCACGAGGCCCCGTTTAGACAGGCTAAGCCGTTATGAGGTTACTTTATTTCCAGTATCCCCGCCGCAAACGGAGGCGCTGCGGGATACTTATGAGTTTGTGCAGGTAGCGCGGGTTTATGCCATACACGCGGCGGAGCGCACCGCGCTTGTGGATTTGCGGCTGGGGTATGTACCGGAATTAACGCGTATGTATGGGCGGCGGTTTAGGGGTATGGCGGAGGCAGCTAGGGAAAGGGAAGGTGAGCACAGTAATTTTGCCAATATGTCTTTCCACATTATGCCGCATGAGGTTTTATTTTTAGCTGATAGTACGGATGGCGGGTTATTGCGGTGCGTAATTAGTTTTGATACGCCTGCGGAGCGCCGTGAGCGCCCTGCACGCAATGCTGCCATGTTTGACGGGGTGCGTACCACTGGGCCTGCCAACGCGGAGGTGGCGTATGTAAATATTACACTAGCCGCAGGTGGCACAGGCACAGTGCTGGCCAGTGATAATGCGGGCCGTTTGGAATGGCGCAACGCACCTACTGAGCCGCAAGGGTTGGTATCGCCTGAGCACAGGCGGCTGGTGCAGGAATACCAAATGCGTATTGAGCCAACACCGCGCATAGGTGAGTTTATGTTTACGTACCTTGTACCGGCCAGTGTTGCTGAAAATGATACGCAGCGGGATGGCGCACCTTTACCGGCTATGGGCGAAACGGCGTGCCGCAGGTATGGCGGTACAATGATTGTGGTGCCGGGTACTGACCGCATTGCTACCATAAGCGATGTAAGGGCTGAGTACGATGTACTGCAACGCCACAGCGTAATAACAATGATGGTGGTGGAGTGTAACGACAACCAAACTGTGGCGGGTAGGATTTGCACCCCGCTGCAAAACTGGATATGGGCCACAGCATTAACGCACGGCCACATGGCTGACGCTAGTGTTGACCAGACCCAAGGCTGGTTGCGGCGTGCTGGGCAACAAATCGCGGCCAGTATTGAGCGGGAAATGCTACTACCGGTGGGACAGCGGCCCAAACCCGCAGATAGTGGGCCTAAGCCCCGGCGTATGCTGGCCATAGACGAATAGCTTGCAAAAAATTGTATATGTGCTATAGTCACCCCTAGCTGGAGGTATAAGCATGGTTACCATGATATCCCCACCGCCGCCTGTTAAATGCAGGCGCAAAAAATACAAAACACCAGAAACGGTGTGGCGTATTAGTTTGGTATTAAATACCCGCGTTGGCTGGCGGGCGTACGGCAACCCGGTATGGTGCAACACTTGCCAAGCATGGCATTTAAACAGGAACGGCTAGATGGCTTACGCATTTTTACATTTAGCAATGTATGCCTGCTACTTTTTTGCGGCGTGCCTGTTGCTGCTATACGTAGGGGCAAGGGCCGCAGCCGTTAAAAGCAAAACCCCGCCTACGTATTGGCTGCGGCGCGGGTTATTTGAAAGCCGTCCCGATAAACTAATAAAAATACACTCTTGTGATACGGAGTGGGGCCAGTGGCTGCGCCAGCGCCATACTTGGTGGGCGCATAACCATAATGATAACGTATATAAAGTAATTTACCGTACTGAGGTTGCGGATGGGTGGGAGGTATATACCCGCTTTTACAACCGTACCCAAAGAGACCATAGCCCTAATGCATGGTTATTTGAGACGCGCTACAAGAATACGCGCCGGGGCGAGGATTTAGGCTACAAGTGGGCGGGCACAGTAAACGGCATGTACGAAAACCATGCCACGGCGGTGCTGGATGTTTTTCGGGCGGTAGCGGACCCGGCTTACTATACGGACAACGATTCTTACGTTAGCTTTCAAACTTTGATTAGTAGCTTAGCAGGCGATTTGGGTGGTGATTTTGCAAATAGTGTACGCGCAGGCTGCATTGACGTTAGCGCCGCGCAGTTAATACCACGCCACATGCGAAAGCACCAGAAAGCTACGTATACTACGCAGCACACCGCTGTGGTGCGAAGGGCAATACATGGGCGGGCTGAGTCGCAGGCTGGCGCACCTATTACTAACCACTCAGGCTCTATCCGTAACCTTGTGCGCCGCCCTGCGGATGGCGTAGCCCCTACGGTATATGATTACGTGAGCGGGGAGCCTGCGCACTTGGCTGTGGATTTGGCCTCTAGCCCGGATATTGTGGGCGCTATTATAAGAAACCCGCAAGGCAACCCCGCAGGCATAACAACCAACACGGTATTAACGGAAGAACAGGCGCGGGCAATGATTGCGGCGGTAGGGCAAGCCCATGGGCGCGAGTACGGCGTTGCGGCCACGCCCGATAAAGGACTAGACGCCTTGCCTGTAGAACCGCGTGTAAAGCGCCGTATGGATTTGGAGTAGAGGGCATGGTTAAAGTACCCCACTTACGGAGCGAACAAATTGCGGCGTTAGTTGATGGCGGCGACCCCTTTGCGTTTTTAACTGGGGAGCAAAAAGCGGCGGTAGATGAATTAGAAGCGGCGCGGCTGTTTTTTGATGCACGTATAGGGAAGCTTTTTACTGTTTTGTTGCAGCCGTGGGCGCATTGTACGCAGCTAAACACCCACAGTAATGCCGCACGGGCATGGTGCGCCCTTGAGCGCCTGCAAAATGGCTTATTAGCTAACAGCTTATGGAAGGGTTGGAAATGCACGGCTATAAAGCAGGGCGCTACGCGTATACGCCCGTATATGGATGATAGTTGGCGGGGTGTGCAGCTACAGGAGTGTTACAACCACGTAGTTATAGATTTATTGTGGCCGGGTGATGTGATGCATGTAGAAGATTTGCCGGATATATACAAGCCTCGAAGGGTGATGGATTTATGAGTGTACCCGCAGATGCCGGGCTTTGGTACGGCGTTGTACAACCGCCCGCAGAGAAGCGCACACGGCATGCGGTGTGGTTGGATGAGCCTGACCGCATACAGTTTGTGGCGCACGGCTTGCGCTGCTTAATGGTACGCAACGAGCTTACCTATACGTGGTGCGGCTACGTAGGTGTAGAGCAGGGCCACCCGCTATACGGTGCACACCACGGCGGCGATGAGGACAATACCTACGTAGATGAGCGCATACCGGAAGCGTACGGCGGCGTTACCTATATGGGTGTTAGCCAAGTTACTGGGCTTAACCATGCCGCAGTGGATGCGCGTAAAAATATATGTTGGCTAGGCCCCCGGCTGTTTGATGGCGGTGCGGACGAACTTATACTTTTGGATTTGTGGTGGTTTGGTTTTGATACCGCACATTATAACGACTACCTACCGGCTAGGATAAATATGATGCGTAGTTTGGGGCATACCCCTTTACGCTACCGCGACCAGCATTGGGTGGCTAACTGGTGCGATACTTTGGCGCGGGGATTAGCAGCCGCAGATACAGTAGAAAGCCCGCCATTGGATTTGCAGCGGGGTGCAATCGTCAACAAACGGAAAAGGAGAATACAGCTATGAGCACGCCTAAGCCGGGCGTTTTTGGCTGGTGGAATTAGGCTGGACTTTATGTGCAAAAAATTGTATAAGCGTAGTACAACTAAAAGAGCGTTAAATGAACCACCCCAAGCAGCAAGACCCATATTTTGTGGCACGTAAACGCCTTACTGATGAGGCGCAGGACCAGCGTACAAAATGGGGCTATATGAAGTGCGTATGCCATTTAGGTAACCCGCCGTGCGGCTGCTGTACGCACCCCGGCCACCCTTTATCTCAGGCAGAAGACGAAAGCTGCTGGTACACGCTTACGGACGATGAATATGCGGCGGAGTGCCGAGCTATGGAACGGCAGCTCTTTTTAGACAACCACAAACGCAAAACGGCGGAGTTTGAATAATGACCAACAACACCCCCAGCGATTTATTGCCGGAACTGAAAGCCTGTCCGTTTTGTGGCGGAGAGGCTGAACAATTTACATGCGAAGAAAGCGATAACTATGGCGGACAGGTCATTGGGTGCAAATCATGTTCCGCAAGCACTCGCGTTTTTTTCGGAGAGTGTGAGGGGATTTTTGAGGCATGGAACACCCGCACCCCTCCCGCCACCGCGAGCGATGAGGAAATAAAACAGGCATGGACAACCATCGTTCTGCACGGACTTGGCGGCGGCGAAGGCTTTGAAAGTGAAATGGAGATTGTTGGCCGCGCCCTCCAATCCCCCGCACCGAAAGAGGCGGAGTTGGTTAAAGAGGAGCCGACACACCATTGCAGTTTCTGCCCGAACGATAACACCATGGTTGAGCGCGTTATTGCGGGCGAAACTGGCGTGAATATTTGTTCGGACTGCGTTGAAATGTCGATGGCGTTAATACTCGACCGACGTCACGGTGCCCCGCCGTTTACGCCCCCTGAAGCGCCCAACCCTCCCGCAGTCGCGTCCGCGAATAAAGAGCGCAGCCGTTTTTGCGGCTTGTGTGGCAAGTCTGATTGTTTGGGCGGTAACTGTTTAGGTGCTAAGTGAGGCGTACTATACACAAGGCAGCTATGGGTTGCGCTATGCTTATGTGGGCACCGTATGCGGCGGCTAATGATGTGACGTTTAATGCCGGGCACCCTGTAGTGCTGGACATTACGGCTAGGATTGTAAATTTTGACGACTATGGCATTGACCCTAAAGAGTATGGTGATTTAACTACGCCGCATAGCCCGGCTTGGGAGTTGAAACAGTGTTGCATGGTTATTGAGTACAACCGCAATACGGGCCGCAATTTTAGCCATGATTACTGCGAAAAACCTAAGTTAGTTACGTGGGTGGCTGCGGGTGCGTGCGGACTACATGAGTAAACCTTTTAAATTGCAGCGGGGTGCAAAATGGGTGTAGGGATAAGAAAAAATGGACGTTTACTGATGGGCCATGCGATGTTTAGCGAACCGTGTGGGCAGCACAACCAAATTACCTACTTGTATTTTTGCACGCTGGGCGGGCTGGCACATCCACGCTGCGCCAAGTTAATGCGGCAGAATGGCACGCACGTATACTTTACTTACCATTACAGGGCCTATTAGTGTTACCTAATGCAAGCAAAAAATTGTATAAATAACTTCTTTACAATTTTTGCCACTATGCTATTGTCTGCCTTGTTGTGAGACGCATGTTGAGAACTGTTTGGCACCGCTCGGTGCGGGCCTATGTAGGCGCTACAAGTAAGCCGGGTTACATAGTGTGGGTGCAAACACCCTGTCAAACTTTTTTGCAGCGGGCTGCAAATTTAGGTTTATGACCGCCGCAGTGTAGGAACGCTACGTAATGGGTTAGGGCTACCGCCCGTGCTGTTAGCGCAGAGCCTGTTACGCTTGCACTGCGGCGGTGATAAACCAAAGGGGCTTGATGAAATGGCTAACAAGAAAACCAAAATCCGTATTGGCGCACTGGTGATGTACCATTGTCCTGACCGCAAAAAGTGGGTGGGGCCTTGTAAGGTAATGCGCCGCACTATGGTGGAAGGCGTGCGTAATAGTTATTGGTATACGGTGGCAGATGTGGCCGGTAAAACTGTAGTCTATGACGAGGGCCATATTAAGCTGGTCGGTAGGCGACAAGCTAAGCAGTGGGCTAAACAAAAAGCGGCGTACGCCGTAAGCATGCGCGAGGGTAAAGAGACGCCCACACCAACGGCGCGACCCATTAGGGTAACACCCGGTAAACTGGTGACTTGGGATGCGGCAGAGCTTACCGCTGTGGGGTATGCCACGCAGGTGGAGGACCATAAAGCAGAGATTGAGTTTACCGACAGGAGCACTGAGTGGTGGTCTTTGGAGCAGCTTAGCTTAGCTACGCGTGAGCAAACTATTTACTGGTCCGGTATTGTGGATGGTAGGAGCGCGGCGCAAAGCAAAGGGCCTTACGTTATTCTTAGCGATGCAGCCGGGGAGGGCGAACTTGAGCTTGAACATTTTGGGGATGGGACAATTAATAGCTTTGAAAGCATTGCCGCCGCAGTTGAGTACCTGCGCCAAGACGCCTGCGCAGCCAAAGACCTTGATACACGCGCCCATGAGTGCGGTGATGGCGGCTGGAAATACGTTATTGCTAGGCTGGAAAGAGAAGTTATTGTGCACTACCGCACTAGCATTACTGTGGAGGTTGAGGAAAAGGCAGCCGCAGGTACTTAAACTAAAAGTAAACTACAAAACCAACCAAAAAACTGAACAACAAGAAAGTGAGCAGATGATGGGTAACACTAAAAGTAAAATTGTTGATATGGGCGGCACCAAGAAAAAGCGCGAGGCTATGAAGGCTGATGGCGTGCAGCACATTGCGGATGCGCTGGAGACGTTTGGTTACACGCACGCTGAGCTGGGCCGGGACATGGGCGTTGGCGGCAGTACCATTAGCACATGGCTTAGCCATGGTTACGCCCCGGCATGGTCGGTACTGGCTGTTGAGGCGCTTATGGGGCGTAACGGCGGCAAGGTTGTTAAAAAGCCGCAGGTTAAACACTTCATTGTGAGCGTGCCGCCCGGTAAGGAGGAGTTTTTCCTTGAAAGCTGCGGCATGATGAAAGCCAGCGCTAAAGAACTTACCATTTAACAAGTTTGCGGCAGGCACCATACGGGATACTCTCCTGCCCTATAGCTAGGCTGGTACCTGCCGCAATAACTATGGCCCTGTGCCTATGGGATGCTAACGCCCCTTTACGAAGGGGTGTGCCCCAAGCGTAAGCCGGGCAAACCAGAACACAGGGCCACCATTTTATAAGGATACGCACATGGCATGCTGTACTGAAAACCATTTAAAAGTAGACCCGGAAACCGGCGTAGGTAAGTGCAGCGTACCCATGTGGTCGTTCGGTGTACCCAACGGCTTTTGCGATGTGCCTGCGTACGGTGAGCCTATACGGCCTGCCACACGCTTTACACCGGGCCTTGCCTGCCACGCGCACGGTGGGCCGCATAAACGGGAGGGCGCGTAGATGTTTAGCTTTATATTCTTTTGCCTTTCCATACTTTGCGGCTGGAATTTTGGTTGGCACCTAGCTGCCCGCAGGTACGACTTTTCTGTTGTGTGGGGCACCTGCATGGTGCTGGCCACTATCCTTAACATTTACTTTCATAGTGTGAGTTTATGAGCGAAGCTTTGGATGCAGCACGCTGGCGTGCACTAATGGCCAGCCAACGGATTACCGCTATGGGCTGGGCCGGGTTTGACGCCAAACCGGATGGCGGCTATAGGCACCTTACGCTTAACTTCTGGACACATAACGAGGGCGGCGATACACCTGATACGCACGGGCGCGAAATGCTTACCAAATACGTGGACACGATAATTGCAGCAGGTAGTAAATGAATGACGTTATGAAGCCCACTGTTATTGTGGTGCACGGACCTAAGGGCGATGTTGCCAAACTATGCGGCACACCTGTGTCTGTAACACACTTGCAAAACGGCAACGTGCATGGCCCGTTCACTAGCTGGGCTACTATGAAGGCATTTGTGGCGGCGCATGACCATGAGTGGTTTATGTCTGCCGTGAAATTAGCTGAATTTGCACCGGGCTGCAAAAATGATAACCCTACATTTATGGACGCACAGCACGCGGATATGGAAGCGCAGGCCCGTGCTGCGGCCCGTCTTATACAAGTGTGGCTGCTTACCATTGCGCCAGATAATAACGATATAAAATACGATATTGTTTTTCAGCTTAACCTACTGGCTGACGCGTTTGGCTGGCACAAGGCGCTGGATGAACAAATGGGCGAGTGGGTGATTACATGACATTTGCGGATGTACAACAATACGCCTGCGTAGCCTTGTACGATAGGCAGGGCTACTTCCTATGCGTGCGTAAGGAGCGGCCAGACTGGCAGCGCGGTAAGCTAAATCTGCCGGGTGGCAAGGTAGAGCCAAACGAAACGCCACACCGGGCTGCCCTGCGTGAATTGTATGAAGAAACGGGTATTGAAGCGCCCAGCCATGAGGTGCGTATGCCCGCGCACTATCTGCGCCTTATTAAAGGTGGCCAGTGGGAAGTGAATTTCTACAAATCCGAAGTAGCAAATATACACCGGCTGCACAAACAGCAGCGCACTGATGAGAAGCTGGTACACATACACGTAGGCGCGGTAAATAGCGGCGTGTTTGGGTTAGACCTGTGCGCGGTGTACGGCGTAGACATTGCCATGCGGCTGGCGCTAATGCCCGGTATACACGCCACCACAATTGAAGTGCACAGGGACTATGACAGCAACTACTAGAGTTAAAGGGCAACTAATGGCTAAAGCACACACTAACATGAGCGGCGTTACCATTTATAAACGCACCGCAACGGGCAAAGTACAAGAGTGGAAACAGGAACTGGATGGCAGGGGCTGCTACCGCACGGTAACTGGCCAGCGCGGCGGTAAATGCGTAACCAGCGAGTGGGTGCAGTGCCGCACTACCAATGAGGGGCAGGCTAATGAGCGCGGGCCTATCTCACAGGCGCAGTTTGAGGTAAATGCCAACTACAAAAAGAAGCTGGATAAAGAATACCACCGCAATTTAACGGATATTGATACGCCCAAGGTGTTTTTGCCTATGCTGGCGAAGGAGTTTAAAAACTATAAAGACAAGCTGGATATTAGTAAGGGCGTTTACGTGCAGCCCAAGCTTGATGGTATGCGCTGCATTGCGGATAGAAACGGCTTGTGGTCGCGTAATGGCAAGCCCGTTTTAAGCGTACCGCATATTGCGGCAGCTTTGGCCCCGTTATTCGAAGACGACCCGCATTTAATTTTGGATGGTGAGTTGTACAACCACGAATATGCGGACGACTTTAACCAGATTATAAGCAGCAGCCGTATGCTAAAGCCCACCGCAGAAGACTTGGCGCTTAGCAAAAAGATTATCCAATACCATGTTTATGACCTGCCCCGGCACCCCGGTGGTTTTGGTGAGCGTTACAATGCTATGCAGGACTTATTAGACGCATTAGGTCATGCCAGCGTTGTTATGGTGCAGACGGCGGAGGTTTTTGATTTTGGCCGTATGGAGGCGCTTTATGAGGTTGCGCTGGCAGCAGGCTATGAGGGCTGCATGGTACGTTTAGATACCCCGTATGAGAACAAACGCACCAGCAACCTTTTAAAGCGCAAGGAAACACAGTCTGGCGAGTTTGAGGTGCTGGATATTATGCCGGGTAAGGGCAACTGGGCAGGGAAGGCAAAACGGGCGCTGGTAAAACTGGGCCGCAACAAGCAATGCGAAGTAGGCGTTAAAGGCAGCATGGAGTTTTGCGCTCAAATTTTGGCCGAAAAAGAAAAACACATAGGGCAGCTAGCAAAAGTGGATTACTTTGGCTACACCCCGGATGGCGTATTGCGGTTTGGCCGGGTAACTGAGTTTAGCCGCGCTGATGTTGGCCGGGCCGTTAAGAAAATTAAGAAAAAGTAGCTTGTTAGAATTTGCAGCCCGCTGCAAAATAAGAACACCTACCTGCCATGTGTAGGATAGGCTCAGGCTTGCGCCTCATAAGCGCTTGCCTGCATTTAACGGATGTGGAAGGGCGGGCTTAGCCCGTGCTTTACATGGTATGCGTGCGATAGGTGAAACCCACGGGCCAGCCCGGTAGCTGGCGAAATTGTGTTTGGTGGGGTTGCGGCGTGGATAAGGGCCACAGTTACCGTATTAGTAGCGCCTATAACGAATAGCTTGCCCGCGCCAATGTTGCCTGCCCTACTACGAATTGGGACTGGGCGGCGGTGTGGGGCCTAAATACGTTTAGGCTAGGCCCGGTTACCCTACAGGTGAATACAGCACCCCTGCCTAACTCGCAGGCCACAGACGTTAATTTATACGCTACACCGTATAAACGCCCTATATACGCTAACCCGTATAAAGTAATAATATTGCCCAAATCAGTTGTTGCAAAAAATTGTATAGTCGCTATTATGGGGGTGTTGGAAACGCCTAAAGCTGGAGATTACACATGACCGCCATTAATAACGCACCGGAATGGGTTGCAAGCCGGATTGCCAATTACAAAGCCCGCATTGCGGCGTACGATGCCGCGCTTGCTAAAAACCCGCGTAACTTAGCGTGGCAGCCGTGCAGCTACACCATCCACGGCCTTACCCGTGGCAAAGAGATTGTCACCGAAAACCTTGCCAAGTTTGTGGCGTGGGCGGAGGTGCGTTATGCAGCTTAAAGCACGCGCACACTTTGCCTTTGCGGCAGACGATTGGTTGTGGTCGATTTTCAGTGACCTGTGGAAAGACCAGTACTGCGCCCGCCCGCGTGGGCACACGCCTGAGCAGGCGCTTGCCTTTTTGGAGCGGCTAGAAATCACGCAACGCGCATACGAAACGTTTAAAGCGCAGTATCCCAAGCGCACGTTGGTGCGTGTGCTGGGTATGGTAGGCCGTGTTATAGGGCACGCTGATGATAACCGTTTTACGCTGCACGTGCGGATGCTGGACGGCGGGCGCGTGTACACGGATATTGCGCCTAATATGTGCGAGGTGCTGCAATGACTGATTGGCGTAGAAAGGTGCGTGAACGCCTTGCAGAGTTGGGCGGCACCATGGAAGATGATGGCGTGTGGGATGAGCGCCGTTTTCAGTTAATAGCCCCTGCCGGGCAGGTTTGGGCGTGTGACGGTAACCTGCATAGCCTTGTGGTAAGTTACACCCAAGGCCCGTGGAAGGACGCCATAAACGAAAACTGGAAAGATGCCTACGAGCGCATGGCGTATGGTCTTATAAAATGCCCAGACGCGGAGTGTGAGTGGTGCAATGAGCACACCGATTGCGAGTGTGACCAGTGCAAAGACCGGGATATGGAGGTGGCAGATGGCTAAGGAACTTAAATATAACGTGGGTGATATTGTTTGGTGCTACAACCAAGACCATGCCCGGTCACCGGGCCGCGTTGTCAAGTACACACCGCAGGTTATTACTGGTATAACCAGCCGCAGCTATATTGTGGGCGAGGGCTGGTGTAGGCATAAGGTGCCGCACGCGGACGCCCTTACAGAAGCACAGGCAGAGGAGGCTATGTACTTTGATAAGCACCAGTACCGCATACAGCAAAGCGCCAAGCGTCTTAAGACGCCGGGCCAATTGCGGGCGCTTATCTCCCTTACCGGCTGGAGGGAAGGGGACTATGATTAGGCAACAATATGTGTACAAAGGCGTACCGCTGGCAAAACTACCAGATTTTTTAATAAGGCTTCTTATTGCCCGTGGCATACGGCAGGGCGATAAAATAAACGCTGGGTGTAAGGCCCACCCGAAAGTAAACGACCCGCTTATTAAGGAGGCGTTTGCGCTGGTTATGGAAGTGCTGAATGCTTTAACTACCGAACTTGAACGCCGTTTACAGGAGATTAAAAATGACCGCTGAAAATGAGTACAACACGCACTACAACGAAGCCAACCGGTTGCGGGATGGGGCGCAGGCGCTGGAGGAAACGGCGCGTGATCTGCGTAGCAAGCAGCTTGCTGCTGAGTTGCGGGCGTGCGAGGCGCTGGGTTGGCGCAAGGGCGCGGTTATTGAGAACACTAACACCGGCGTAAGGTCTGTTATCGCATTAACCCGTGGCCTTGATAGAAAGGGCAAGCTACCCGATGAAGTTATGCACTTTCCGCTTACTGTGGCAGGCGCGGTAAGCCGCAACTACCGCCGCGATATGCGGGTAGAAAACTTTAAACTGGTGCCGGGCGAAACCCGCACCTTCCCCGATAGACACCCTTACGCATAGGCACCGCTATGGAAGACGAAGAAAACGTTAACCAGAGGTTCTACCTTAACCGTGCTGAGTTTGTAGCGCTGGCTGATGCGGGCGGCACTATGTGGTTTGACAACGAGTGCGGCGCGGGCCTTGGGGATATACTGACCACCGCTTTAAACGCCCGCAGGGCCGAAGCTAAGGCTGGCGTGCAACAAGAACCCACTAAGCCGCAGCGCCGGGTGTTTGATTTATGAAACGCAAGCCGTTGCTAACAGCTACTGCGGGCGAACTGTGTGCGGGTGACCGCCTCACGCCAAACTGGGTGTACTGCATACAGACCGGGGCCGGTTGCCACGGCATTGTAAGCCTGCGCAGCTACACCACACGCAGCGGGGCTATAGCGGCTGGCAAACGGGCTTTAAAACGCTTAAGGGGGCGGTAATGCGCGATATGAGTATATGTATTACCAGTGCGATGGCGGAAAGCATACGCGGTAACGTAAAAAAGCGTTTTGCGTACACCATTGAAGCTATGCCACGGGCTGGCGAAACATTAAGTGTGTTGGACTACGGGGTAAAATCGTCTGGTACTTTTCTAACCTATGCTGATGCGCTTCGCGCTGCCAGAGGTATGCTGCACAAGATAGCTGGGTGTGCGTGGTGCCCTGAGCTACTTATGCAAGATAAGGGCGTGCGCCGCTACAAGGCGGTTAGGGTAGAACGTGACCACGCTGGCGGATAAACTAGGTAAAGACATTTGCGGCCTATGCGCTGGCACGTGTAACCTTACCTACTTACAGAACGGCATACGCAGGTGGCTTACGTGCCCGGTGTGCAAAGGATTTGGATGTTTAAACAGGGAGTATGCAAATGACAAAAGTAACGCAGCGTGAAGTATTGGACTGGCTAATTGCGCACATTGGTGAGCACGCGTTGCCCGATGGTGCACCTGCGATTTACCGTTACAGCACGTTTGAAAGCATGGGGCTGGATAGCCTAGATATTGTGGAGCTTATCATGTACGCGGAGGAAAAGTGGCCCGCTATAGAGCCGGTGCTTGATGCGGCGTGGGACAAAGAACAGCCCAAAGACCTTGATAGCGCGGCCACCATGATGATGCGCCTGCTTAACGCATGAAGTGTTACCACGACTGGGTAGGTAGGCGCGTGCGCTGCACTGAGTTTAAAGGCAGCCCGGAATTTGTGGTTAGGGCTGTTGAAACGCGCAACAACGGCACCGAAATGCGCAGCCTGCTTGTGCGTGGCAGGTACAAACAAGAAACGCACTGGACTAACTGGCACACAAATTACTGGCCATGCGATATGCAACACGGCTGTTTGGAGTAGTACATGACTAAAATTATTTTTCTGGATATAGACGGCGTTATTGCTACGGCCCGCAGCATTGCGGCCCGTGGGTACAGCAGTGAAAATGAGGCGGGCTTTGACCCTATTGTATGCGAGCTTATACAGAAGCTGTGCATAGACTATGGGTACAAGCTGGTTATTAGCAGCACGTGGGCGCTGCATGGCATGGGCACGGTGCGGCGTTGCCTGCATCGCAGCGGCTTAACTGCGGACTGGCACGATGATTGGCGCACGCCCCGCAAAATGAGCAGTAGCAGGCAGCATGAGATTGCCATGTGGCTTGATAACCACCCGGAGGTGGCACCCAAGGACTGCGTGGTTATTGACGATATTGATTGCCGCAGTATGCGCGAGGGGCGCGATGGTTTGCTGGTTATTGTATGCGACCCGCACGTAGGGTTTAGCTACGAGGACTACTGCACGGTCACGGCGCATAACGGTGGCACGCCACCGCGCTTTTTAATGTAATTTGCAGCGGGGTGCAAAATGGCGTTAGACGTATCTGATTATTTGAGCCGAGCTTTGCTGCAACTTAGTGAGCAGCGTGCCGATGCACAGCGCAATATTTTAAACGCTGAGCAGGCGCTTGTGAAAAATCGGCAGCAGCTTGCTAACATACAGGTGCAAATCCAGTTGGTGGAAGAAGCCAAGGCTATTGAAGACGGCGATGCCCACGTTACGCCGGAATACGTAAGCCCCGCGCTGGCCGTAACGCAAAGTGATTTGGTGACGCGGATTAACCGCCCGCGTGCTATGGATTTGGAGGAAGAAGTTGAGGAGCGCCCTAAACGTGCTCCACGTAGTAAAAGCCTAGCCGATGTGGCATTAGCCACAATGAGCACACCCCACATAGGAGAGTACGAATGACCAACGATGTAGCAAAACCCAAAGACCCGATGCAGGAGTTTCAAGAAAAGCTGCAAGCGCGGGTGCGTGCAGATATTGCCGACCTGCTGCCGGAGTCCGCGATTGAGGCGCTGGTGCAAAAAGCGATTGATAGCGAATTTTTTACAGAGGAGCGCTATAACGCGGGCAGCAGTTACCACCCGGAGTGGCGGCATAGGCCCAGTGCGTTTCAACGTGCTGTGACGGATGCGGCAAGGCCGATGATTGAAAAAGAAGTGGCACGTATAGTTGAGCTAAAGATGGCGGATATTGAAAAGGCTGTAGCAGACGCCATAGTGCCCAATACTATTGCCATTCTGGCTGGTGCAGCGGCTGCAAGGGCTATGGAGGAAAACGTGTACAACGTGGTTGCTAAGATAATTACTGCCGTGCGTAACGGCACTGAGCCTTACTAAGCTTGGCCCTTCATGCCCGTCCCCGCTTTGTGTTATATTAAGTTTGGGCAGACACAGAGTGGGGACAGGCAATGGGTAAGGTGGTTACTGATGATGAAATGCAGGCCGCAATTAACGCCTACTACGGCAACGGTGAGAACTACATAATGGCGGCGCGGGCCTTGGGCTGGCCCCGCAATACTCTAAAGCACCGCGTAAAGATGGCGCAGGAACGAAAGTTTGAGCACCAGCCCATGCACAGCCTGCCAGACGGGCACCTTCTAAAAGGCGTAAGCCAGTATTACAACAAGGATGGCAAGGCGGCGGGTGTTTGGATTAAAACCAGCCGCGATTTTGAAGCGCAAAAGCTGGCGCTCCTTAAAACAGCCGAAAGCCTTACTGCTGATATACCCCGCGCAAAGAAAACCCCCGCCCCCAAAAACACCCACGCAGATTTACTGGCCACGTACGTACTTACGGATTACCACATGGGCCTTTTGGCATGGGGGCCGGAAAGCGGCGCGGATTGGAATTTACAAATAGCGGAAGACTTGCTGGTGCGCTGGTTTGCGGCGGCAATAGATGCCTCGCCTGCGGCTGACACAGCCTTGCTGATGCAGCTTGGCGATTTGCTGCACATTGACAACCTGCTGCCCATTACGCCTACCAGCGGGCACATACTGGACGCGGATGCCCGCTACCCGCAGATTGTGGAGGCGGTGGTACGTGCGTTGCGCCGGGTTATCAATATGTTGCTGGAAAAGCACAAGCACGTGCACGTTATGATGTGCGAGGGTAACCATGATATTGCTAGCAGTGTGTGGCTGCGGGCTATGTTTGCGGCCCTGTATGAAAAGGAACCCCGCGTAACAGTGGACAACACCCACACGCCCTATTACGCCTATGAGTGGGGCCTTACCAGCATATTCGCGCACCATGGCCACAAGCGTAAAATGGAAGACCTTAGCCGGGTGTTTGCTGGTATGTACCGCGATATTTTTGGCCGTACTAAATACAGCTACGCGCACGTTGGCCACTTGCACCACATTGCCAGCAAGGAAGACCATTTGATGATTGTGCGCCAGCACCCTACACTTGCGGCTAAGGATGCCCATGCCACACGCGGCGGCTACGTATCCAACCGTGCGGCCAGTGTTATAATTTATTCCAAAAGGCATGGCGAGGTTAGCGAGATAACTATACGCCCTGAAATGGTAGAGCAGTGAGCGCCAGCGAAGTTTTAGTGCGGTGTGCGGAAGACCCGCATACGTTTTTATTTTGGTGCGAGGGCTGCGCGGCCTACCATGAGGTATGGTCTAGCAAAACCACGCGCCGCAAAAGCGGGTGGGAGTTTAATGGCGATATGTATGCGCCTACGTTTAGCCCCAGCTATTTATCGGGGCTGCCGGATGATAAAGGCAATGGCTTTTCCAAATATCGCTGCCACCTGTATATAAAGGATGGTTACTTGCAGTATTTGCCAGATTGCCACCATGGCTATGCCGGGATGAGCATACCTATGCGCCCAGCGGATTTTAACTAAGGGACTTGCCAATTTTTTGCCATGTAGTATAATGCACTAACACTTCACCATACACCTTGGAGAGCAGCATGACAGGCAGCTTGACTTTCAACCACAACCGCCCCGCATTATACCTTTTCAACGGTGCGCCCCGCAGCGGTAAAGACACCGTATGCGAGCATTTTACCAAAATGTTCTGCGAGGATTTAGAGCTTGCAGAGTTGGTAAAGTTTGCCGCGCCCATTAAGCGTGCGGCCAGCGCTATTTATTGCGGTAACAACCGTAACCAATTTGATAAGTATGATACGGCGCTGCTTAAGGATACCGTGCAGGATATTTTCATGGGCAAAACGTGCCGCGAGGTACAGATTGCCATTAGCGAAAACTTCCTCAAGCCCTACCACAGCAAACGCATTTTTGGGGAGTTGGCTGCCAACTACATTGATGATGCGTACCGGGATGGTATCCGCCACATTTTTGTAAGCGACAGCGGCTTTCGTGAAGAAGCTGAGGTAATGGTGGAGCGTTACGGCGTGGGCAACGTGTTCTTGTTCCGCATACACCGCGAGGGTTTTACTTTTGCGGGCGACAGCCGCAACTACATTACGCTTAAGGATTTGGGCGTGCGTGAGTTTGATGTTACCAACGAAACCGGTAACCTTGCGGCGTTTTTTAAAAGCGTAGAAACCATCCTTGAAAGCTGCGTGCCGAAGGCTGCGGCGTAACCATGCAGAACGAAGCTTATAGTATGTGGAATGAGGGCTTTGCCCGTGCGTTCCTACGCGACAGCAACCGCATTGAGGGTATAGCTGCCCCGCCCACAAAACCGCAAATAATGGCGTTTATGCGGTTTACGCACCTTGATGTTTTGCATGTTGATACTATTGAGGCGTACACAAAGACCGTGCAGCCCAACGCCAAGTTAAGAATTGCACCGGGCTGCAATGTTACGGTAGGCAAGCATGTGCCGCCTGCGGGCGGGCAAGCCGTGTTGTATAGTCTGCAAAACTTACTAGAAACGCTAAACGAAAACAAAGAGCGCCTGTGCCCTTGGGTGTGGCATGGCTGGTACGAAAGCCTGCACCCTTTTACGGATGGTAACGGGCGCAGTGGCCGGGCTATTTATGCATGGCATTGCCTGCAAAGCAATAAGCACAGGTTTATGGAGCTAGGGTTTTTACATGACGCTTATTACCGGGCGTTAGATGCAACACGTATGTTTGGAGAAAGCTAGGATGGAAACTGAGTATTTGAATTTGGCCCGCACGATTTTGGCGCGGGGAGAGGTTAGCGATAACCGCACTGGCGTAAAAACCATTGGTATTTTTGGTTACCAGATGCGTACCGACTTAAGCACCGGGCGTTTCCCGCTGCTGACCACCAAGAAAGTAAACTTTAACGCCGTTGTGGCGGAGTTGCTGTGGTTTATTGCGGGTGACACCAATGCCGGTACGCTAATCCGGCAGGGCGTGAATATCTGGAATGAGTGGACGCCTGCATACAAGCGCGGCGGTATGGAAGAAGTGCGCCGTGTATTTGAGCGCGAGCCTGACCACCACGATTTAAACCTTGGCCCTGTGTATGGCTACCAGTGGCGGCATTTTGGCGGGCAGATTGCCACAGGTACGTTTGGCGGTAACGACTACGCGCACGTGGATGAAGGTGTTGACCAGCTTAAACAGCTTGTGGAGCGCATTAAAACCAACCCCAGTTGCCGTAGGCTTATTCTTAGTGCGTGGAACCCGATGGACATACCTGATATGGCGCTACCGCCCTGCCACGTTATGAGCCAATTCCGCGTGCAAAACGGCAAGCTGCACTGCCAGCTTTACCAACGCAGCGCGGATTTATTTTTGGGCGTGCCTTTCAACATTGCCAGCTATGCGTTGCTAACTGTGCTGCTGGCTAAAACGCTGGACCTGCAACCCGGCGACTTTATTCATACGTTTGGCGATGTGCACATTTATTCTACACACATTGAGCAAATTAAAGAGCAGCTAAGCCGCACGCCGCGCACGCCGCCTGCCTTGGCGTTTAAGCGCATACCTGATAGCATTTTTGATGCGCGGCTGGAAGACATAGAGCTTATTGAATATGACCCGCACCCTGCCATACGCGGCGCGGTGGCGGTGTAGCATGGATATGCAAGCGTTTGCTGAGAAGCTTGAAATGATACATACCAGCAACCCGCCTATAGATGGTGTGACCTTGGTGCTCCGTTGCCATTACGAAGATGGCCAGTACGATAATGAAATAGAGACTGCTTTGCGGCAGTGGCTTACAATGCGGGAGAGGCAGTTATGACCGGCGCAGTTTTATTTACGCTGCTTATCGGGTTTATATTCTTCCCTGAAACTATGGGCGAGTGTGCGGCAGACTTTATGCACGCGTATTCCCAACGCCGCAACAACCCTAAACGGAGGAAACAATGATAGGCATTACGCTTTGGGCTTTGGCCGGTGGCTTGGTAAACCGTTGGCGTGGCCACGCCAGCCGTTTTAAAAAATACTTCCCGCGCCCATGGGGGCAAATCCTGTTTGCCAGCCCCTACGCGTTTTTGGCGTGGGAGTATATGGGCCTTACGGCGGTGCGTTTTATACATGAGCCGCTGCCGCCCCTTGTTGTATGGCCTATCTACGTAGGGCTGGTATTGCTGGTTTGGGCAGCAACTACTCTAGGCGCTTTAACCGGCCACGGCGGCGGGCACGATGTGGGCCACGACACCGATGAGCGCGATGATGAAACGCTTGAGTTTATTGTTAAGCCGTTGCGGGGCCGCATACCGGAATACCTGTACGATGTGCTGCTTTTAAGCGTTACAGGGCTGGCCGTGTCGCTTTGGGCGGGTATTGCCACCCTAAACCCCTTCCTCGCAGCCAGCGGGGCTTTAAAAGGGTTAGGATATGCCCTTGGGGAGCGTATTTACCACTACAGCCCCAAAGAGCACCGCGAAATACGCACCGATGTGGGCGTACTAACCGAAACCTACCAAGGTATAACGTACCTGCCACGGCACTTTGACCGGCCTGCGGAACTGGGTGAGTTTTTCGCGGGCGTGTTTATGTGGGGCAGCATACCGCTGGCCGTTTGGGCGTGGGCAAAAATGTTGGGGGCGTGCTAATGGAAAAACTTCCTAAAGCAGTTTGTGTGGTGGGCTTGGCCGCAGTAAGCGCGTACCTGTATTCCGGCGGGCACGCCGGGGCCGCAGGTGGCTGGGCTGCGTTGTCCGTGTTGGTTTTATTTTTGGCGGACTAACACATGGCTGCCAATATGTGCACCAATACGCCGGGTTGCCGGTGCGGCGCTACGGGATGCCCGGAAGCGTGCGGCAGTAAAAAACAATGGGCGGATGTGGTGTACGAAGTCGTGGACACCACGGTGCAGTATGCTAAGGAGCCGCCGCCCACAAACCGCAAAGAGCGCCGTAAGGGTGCGGCCCTAGCACGCAGAAAGAAACCACCGGGCCGCGCACGGCGCTGATTTATGGCTGGCCTTGTCAAAACGAGCTTAGACGGTGCAGAATGATGGTACTGGTAGTGCCACCACCAGAATAAGCCGTGGCAGCAGCCAAGGAGTCACGTAATGGCAAAAGCCCGTGTACGCAGCCGCAAGTCCGCAAACGCCGTCCCCGCAGTAGCAATCCCGCAGATTGAAAATGATGAGGTGGCGGTTGCCGACCTTATCCCCTATGCAAAAAATAGCCGCGTGCATAGTGAGCGCCAGATTGAAGCGCTAACAAAATCTATTAAAGAGTTTGGTTTTACCAACCCGGTGCTTGTCTGGAAGGACAACCAGATTATCGGTGGCCATGCGCGTGTGATTGCAGCCCAGCGTGTGGGCCTTGAAACGGTGCCGGTGCGGCGCTGTGACCACCTGACTGATATGCAGCGGCGTATGCTTGTTATCGCGGATAACAAATTGGCGCAGGTGGATTTTAAATGGGATGATGCGGTTCTGGAAGAAGAACTTCGGGCACTGCACAGCGCTAATTTTGACTTTAGCATTGCTGGTTTTTTGAGCAGCGAGTTGCCTGATTTTACCGACCTTAGCGAGCAGGCTCGTACGGATGAAGACGCGGTGCCTGAGTTGCCGGAAAAAGTACGCAGCAAGGTTGGCGATATCTATATTCTTGGTGAACATCGTCTGATGTGCGGCGATAGCACCAATACGGATGATGTGGGTACGTTAATGGACGGTGTTAAGGCTGATATGGTTTTCACTGACCCCCCCTACAATGCTAACTATTCTAGCCGGGTTGATGTAAATAAGCGCAAGCCGTGGGGCGGCATTAAAAACGATAATATGCCTACCGGGGAGTTTACGGGCTTCTTGCTGGATACCTGTTCCGCGCTTTACATGAATATGAAGGATAAGGCTTCTGTGTATTGCTGTATTGACTGGAAACACTATCCGCAACTTGCGGAGGTTTTTGGCGATGCCTTTACGCACAAGGCCACGGTTATTTGGGATAAAAAACACTTTGCATTAGGTACGTATTACCGTACCCAGTATGAAATGGTTTTATTTGGTATCAAAGGGGAGAAGGTAGGCACGTGGAACAGCGGTCGTAATGAGCGTGATGTGTGGTCTATGAGTCGAGAGGCCACCAGCAGCTATGTGCACCCGACACAAAAGCCGGTAGAGTTGGTGGAGCGTGCGTTAAAAAATTCTAGTAACGAGAATGATGCCGTACTGGATTTGTTTGGCGGCTCTGGCACTACACTGATAGCGTGCGAAAAACTAAAACGCAAAGCACACTTGATGGAATTAGACCCCCGTTACGTTGATGTTATCGTAAAACGGTGGGAGCAATTCACTGGCAAGAAAGCCCAGCGATTGAAAAATAAGAAAAAGTAACGTAACTTAGAAGTAGTACACCGGAGAAGTCGGTTTGCACCCCGCTGCAAACGGCACCACTTGTGAGGTTGCGTAATGGCAAAGAAGCCACCCAAAAGACCAGACGGCCCTATTAAGCGCCCCCGCGTGCGCGGCGAAAAGAAAGCCCCGCGCACATTGCCCAAGGTTCACCGCACTATGCAGGACGACTTGGAGCAAACGCTGGACGATATTGCCGACACCGGTATGTTGCCCAGCGATGATATTATGGAGGAGCGTTTCCCCGGTATTCGCTATGACCCAGTTTGCCGCAAGGAGGTTTTCATGCGGCTTATTTTCACCATGGTGGTGCGCGGCTACAAGATTTGGGAAATGTCCAAGGTGCTGCGCATTAGCACCAGCAGTGTGGCGTGGTATAAGCGCCAAATCCAAAAGCACCAAGAAATTGAAATCATGCAAATGAGTATGGCGGGCCTTGTAGGCCGTAGCCTTATGACGTACCGCGAATTGCAGGCGCAGGCACAGAAAATTGTGCACGATACCAGCCTACTACCCACGCCCCGTGTGGCAGCCATCGTTGCTACCGGTAACCTTGAAGACAGCATTATAAAAATGTTTAAGGATGCCGGGTTTTTCCGCAATGGCAAACTTGCGCCCAGCATGACCAACATTGTACCTGCGGATGATACCGGGGCGGACTTGCGTAACTTCGCCACGGCGTTTCTGACGGGCAACCGTGCAATTGTGGATGAGGCTGAGGCTATAGATGCCGAAGAAGATGATTACGCAATTGATGAAAACGATATAAATATTGTGTAGCCATGCGTAGCCCCACCAGACCACACCACGGCGATGCCATACCTGAGTTTAAAAACGGCGTGTTTACAAAGGCCGCAAAGGAAAAGCGTTTAATCCTTGCGGATGAAATGTGGCGTACGAAATACAAAGGCCAAAACCAACGCTTTAAAGATATAACTGAGTACGCGGTAAAGCAAGCTGTGGAGGCGGATAACCCGTACTACATACTGGCGCTGCAAAATATGAACCATGCGCCGGTTACCATTGATGAGTTTATCCAAAGCGAAGAATTTCTAGGTTGCGACCCGGATTTTAAACTATGGAGCACGTTGCAAGATGATGTGCGGGCGATTAATGCTGATATTTTTACAGGTGCCCCGGCTGTGGTTGAAGCCTATGACGGGGGTGCTACAGGCTCTGGAAAAAGTCACATTGCAAACCTTACGCAGCTATACCAGTGCTACCTAGTCAACTGTTTTGATAAGCCCTACAAGCTGTGGCCTGCCCTGTCCCCGCGCACGCCATTGGTTATGATGTTTCAAAGCGTGCAGGAGGGTATTACGCGGCGCGTATTGTATGAGCCGTTCTACCAGATGTTTACCGAAATGCCGTTTGTGCGAAAGCATCTCCAGTGGAACACCGAAAAAGAAAATATGCTTGAGTTTGTAAACGGGGTGCGCGTACTGCCTGCGTTGGCCAGCCTGCAAAAGATGATTGGCCAAGCTATTTTTAGCTGTATTCTGGACGAAGTAAACTTTATGGCCGTAGTGCAGGACTCCAAACAGGCTATCGGTAACCGTGGCGAAAGCGGTGTATTCAACCAAGCTGAAATTGTTTACACCAATATTACCCGCCGCCGTAAATCGCGTATGCGTACCAAAGGGCCTAACCCCGGCGTTATTAATGTACTTTCGTCCACGCGTTACTTAGACGACTTTATGGACAAGCGTATGCGCGAGGCGCAGGAGCTAATTGAGGAGAAGGGCAAGGCTGCCAGCGGTATGCATGTTATGCGGCGTAAGCAATACGAAGCCCAGCCGCAAGACCAATATGATGGCCGTAAAATAAAAGTGCTGGTAGGCAGCGTTGAGTACGGCACGCGCATTTTAAAAACGGATGAAATACCCGGCAAGCACTATCCTGCTACGGCTACGGTTTTGGATGTGCCTATTGAATACGAAAACGATTTTAGGCGCGACCCGGAAGGCGCATTGCGCGATGTGTGCGGCATTGCTACGGATGTTATTGCGCCGTTCTTCACCCAGCGCCACAAAATTGTGGAAAGCATTATGCGGGGCGTTAAGCTGGGCTTGCAGCCGTGGGTGCTTAAGGCGGATGTTGAGCTGGACACTGACGGTATGCCGCAAATAAATGAGGATGTGCTTAATGCTATCCCGGATAAAGGTAAGCCGCGTTTTGTGCATATCGACTTGGCCAAGAACAAGGACCGCTGCGGTATTGCTATTGTAAAAGTTAGCGGCATGCAGGCCGTAAACAACGGCGGCGGCATTGTGGAATACGTGCCGCATTTTTGCTTAGAACAAGCTATTAGTATTAAGCCCAGTAAGGCTAATGAACTAGATATTGGCGAGGTGCGCAAATGGATTATGGCGCTGAAAGAATATTACGGCATAAACATCCACACGGTATCGCTAGATGGCTTTCAAAGCCAAGAGTCTATGCAGCAGTTTCGCAAGGCTGGCATTATGAGCCAATACGTTTCTATGGATACGACCACAGAGCCGTATGACCACCTTAAAATGGCTATTTACCAAGACCGTTTTGATTGCCAAGACCATGAGCTTTTGAAAGTTGAATTGGCGGGGCTGGAAATAAATTCTAAAAAAGAAAAAGTAGATCACGGGCCGCATGGCTCAAAAGATATTAGCGATGCCGTAGCGGGCGCTTGCTTTACTGCCAGCCAAAACCGCACCGTGCGCTCGCTAACGGGCGTAAGCAATACAGCAGGTGAGGCGGGCGGCAGTAAGGGCCGGGCAGGGCCTGCCCAGCGTGGCCGTAGCGTAACCCGCCGTGTTCGGCGTTGACTATACAATTTTTTGTGCTATAATCAGGGCGTAGAACAGTACCGCCAAAACCAAGGGGAAATACCATGCTGTGACGTAACAAGCTTGTGCAAATTAGTGATTTTAGGGATACGGAAAGGGCGGCTTATTTACGAATAAGCGCCTTTTTTGCGTTTGCGGCTATGGTAAACAATAAAGCAATAAGATTGCGCGAATTATTTGTTGCAAAAAATTGTATATGCGGTATGGTCAAGATGTTGGAAACACAAACACCTAACCAAAGCTGGAGAAACAAGATGCAATACCAACTTAAAGACGCTACCGCAGCTACCCTTGTAACGGGCACCTACGATGAGGTTTGGGCCTACGTAGTTGCTACCTACGCCAACATGACCATGGCTGATTTTGCCGCCAACGGTTACCACATTGTAGAGGGGGCATAAGCCCGCCCGTGTGGGCAGGGGTTACCCCTTGCCCAGCCGGGTGCGCTTTTGCACCTAACCTAATCCATAGCTGGAGATTTACAATGTCGGAAGAACAAGCCCTCGCCGCCGCCGAACGTGGTATCACCGATTACGCCACCTTTGGGCATGACGATGAGTAAAAAGGCGCAGGAATTTATTGTTACACGTGAGCAGGTGCTTGCGTTTATCACCGGGCAGGCGTGCACTAGCAAGCCTGTGCCGGAACAGGACGAGGCCCGCGCCGACAAGGTTATGAGGGCGCTGGTTGGCAGAAACATTACGGCCCGTTTGGCGGGCATACGCTTTGCCCTTAGCGGCTACGCTGTTTATGTGCGCATTAGCGCAGCGGGTGGCATTGAGTTGGCCTTGCGCGATGGCCGTACGCTGGAGGTGTACTAATGAGTTTGCAGCCCGCTGCAAAAACTGATGCCGATATACCGGCAGACGCCATGGAAAATGCCCGCAAACTGCGGCGGACGTTTCCTTACCGCATGACCTACGTGGCTTTTGACCCAAAGTTAAATGACTGGGTATGGGACTCGGTATTTACCAAGCATAAGCCTGCCGCAATTGTGCGGCGTGGTGGAACTGTTTTCTACTTATGGAGCGAATGATGAAAAAACTACTACTGGCAGCCTTGCTGCTGACCGCCGTGCCTGCCCATGCTAACACGCCTGCGCAAGATAACGCCCGCTACACGGCGGCAGCAGGTAAAGACCTTATCGACAAGCTGTACGGCTGTGACGGCCCGCCGCCCAAAGCTAAGCCCGGTGTTATCATCGTGTACTATGTACGCGGCGCTAACGGGCAGTGTGTGGCTAAGGTGCTGGCACCCCGCCGTGGTTAAGCGGCTGGTTATATGCCTATTGTGCGGGCTGCGCTATAATACGGTGGTGCATCCCGCGTGCCCTAGCTGCTGTAAAGGAAAACTGTAATGGCTGATATAACCCTGCATCCCGAAGCGTTCTACATACTTAAAAACCACGTAGTAGGCCGTAGGCCCACGGGCACGCCCATTAACGAGTACCTGCTGTATGATGAGGCGTTAAAGCTTATACAGACCATCCATTGCACGGTAACCGAAATAAAGGCTGTGCTGCCAGAAGATGAGCCGCCCACACCCGTATCGGCAGCGTGGCTACATGCCCGTGGTGCGTTTAATGGTAAGCGCTAAGGACGCCGCTATGCTGGACCGGTTGCGCCGTACTTACAGGGCCAGCCGGTATAAGCTCAGGTGCCAAGGCTGCTACTGGCTACGGGGCGATTTTAAGGGGCTGTGGCTGCCTAGCATGTATTGTAAGGCGGGCGACCCGGATAAAGCCCCTGTGGCCCTGCATGTGGGCGCGGCGCTAGATATGGTTAATGGGCTGGTGCCGCCTGTTAAAAAATTATTTAGAAAAGAGTATCACTTTCTTTGGGATTAGCCTTGCAAAAGATTGTATATGTGCTAGGGTTGTGATGTTGGAGACACCTTAACGCTGGAGAAGCACCTATGACTAAGAAAGAATTTAACTTTACCCACACCTTTGCGGCTGAGTACGAAATCGCCACCATCCAGTATGATTTTGAAGGCGGCGAAGACGCTGAGCGCGTTTGCAGCGATGCGGATGATATTGTTTGTGCGCTGGGTAAGCTGCGCAAAAAAGCGGCTGAACTGGAAACGCTGGTAAACGAGCTGTACAGCAAGAGCCGCAACAAGTCGCACTATGAAGGGCGGCGCTTTGTTATTGACGAAGTGCTGACCGAAGACACCACAATTTACGAAGATGTAACCACGCTGGTTAAGGCGCTGGATGTGCAGCAGGCCCGGTATGAAAAGCTGTACCGCGAGGCAGAGGCGCACATGGGGCAAGCCCGCAGCGAGGCTAAGTGGGGCACTATTGATGAGCAGGCTATGGCTTTGTACAGGGGCAACTGATGAAGAATATTTTTAAACGGCGGGTGCGCCGTAACTACAGCAGTCTTATTTTTAACGCGTTACCGAGCGTACCGCACGCCGGTATTGTGGTGGCGTGGCAACGTAGTCGTGAGGCTAACCAAAACGATGGGGTAAATGGGCTGGCAGGCAAGCCGCCGCAAAATCCATAGTAGATGCGGCTGCGGCGGTGTGGCATACTAGGGGTGTAGTTGCACCCGGCTGCAAATAAATAAAGGGGAAACCATGAAAAGCACTGTACTAGCGTTGCGCGTTGACCAAGAGGACAGCGTGGAAATTCCGCAATTTCAGGATGCCATGGGTATGACAGCGGCCCAGTGGGCGCAGTTGTACGTAAACCGTATGACGCGTGGCCCCATGCACCCGGCTACTAAAGCCGATTGCGCCTTTGTGTACAGTAAAATTAAAGAGCAGTACCCCAGTGTAAATAGCGCGGTGCTTGACGCTTGATAGTATATGCAGAGCGTGGGCAGTACGAAATCTGGCCTATAAATAGGCGGGGCCGTATTGCGGATGTGCGTTTGCGGACGGGCGAAGATACTAGCGTAGTGGTGGGCACGCTAAACGAGCTGGCGTACCGCAGTTACATACTAAGCCTAAAGGGGTTACGCTTTCAGGATGGCTTGGTGCGCCCGGCACCTGCGGGCGAAGGCAAGCACTTTCCCAGCGTTGAAAACGTGCTGCGCTACCTTGAGCAAGACATAATACACACGCTGGTTTTGCAGGCATACGAGCGCCGTAAAAGCAATAAGTAAAAGAGAAAACAATAAACTTACTGCCGCGCTGGGTTGCAATTTTTTGCCCCGGTGGTAAAATCGGCAGGGTAGATTACAGGGGAGTTTAACGGGTGACCATACGGGAACGGCGTATTTACTATGCCAACCTTAATCACATTTTGCAGTGGCAGTATGCGGTGTTTTTCGTATGGCGCGATGAGGGCGCTTTCAATACGTACGGCGCATTTTGTTTCAACCGCGAGTGCGGGGGTTACCATCTAAATCACGATACAGTGGGCTTTAAGCTGCTGGAGGACGCCTGTGAGGAAACGGCGCTCCTTGACGATACGCTGGGGGACCGGCTACAGCCAGTTATTGTGGGGGCTGAGACAGCGGCTCTGCTAGCACACGTTTATACTAGTTTTAAAAAGCAATCTTCCCGCACGCAGTTTATCAAAAAGCTAACCGAAAGCCGCGCCAGCTATTTGGAGTTGGTGCGCTGGGCGCAATTAAAAACCAAACAGAAAAGGGCATGATGATGGATAGGGACAGTTATAAATTACGTTTTATTATGGGCTACCTGCGCAGCCAGTTACCGGCGCAAAGCCCGCTGGTGTACCCGGAGCGTGCGCCGGATGATAGCCAGCATGTGCGCGTGGTGTTGGCCCCGGCGCAGCAGGGCGCACCGCTGGTGCGGGGCACCTACTGCAATAAAGGCGAAATGAAGGATTTTTGTAACCACTTACTTAAGCAGGCGGGGCACGCGTAATGGCTAAAACTAAAGCAGTACCGGCTAAGGAGCCTAAGCCCACCTTACACCCGGATTTTATAAACGGCTTGTGCCGCGATGCCTATATCAATGGCCTGCGGCGGGGCGGTAGTACGGATGAGCATATTAAGCGCCTTTACGTTGGCAAGCTGGACAGGGACAGCCCGTTTATAAAACAGGTTGTGCTTGATACGGTAAACGCGCTTCTTGCGAGGGGCCATGTAACTATACCGGGTTTGTACCCCAAGGAAGGGGATGCGTTTGTGCCTTATGACGCAGCGCTGGACCCGGATGCAGAGGCTAAATCGTCTGCTGATATGGTAGATGCGCGTAAAGTGAAAGTACCTAAATTGCAGCCCGCTGCAATTCCTGAAACCAACGAGGAAGAAACCACAATACGGGTGCGCAAGCGCCAAAGGGGAAAAACCAATGATGCTGGAATTACCGATGCTAAAAGTAATGGCGATGGTGGGGATACTGGTAACCAACGGGTACGCACCCGCAAAAGGCGTTGACCCGGAGCAGCTATATTGCGTGGCTAAGGCGGTGTATAGCGAGGCACGCGGGGAGCCTATTATGGGGCAGGTAGCTGTGGCGTGGGGCGTCCGTAACCGCACCCGCAGTAAAGACTTCCCGGATGAAGCATGCGCGGTTATTTATGACCGTAAACATGCCGTGCAATTCCCGAACATAGACCAAGTGGTTATTGATTATAACAGCGAGGAGTGGGATAGCGCGGTTGAGGTGGCAGGCCACGTTACCGCTGGGCTGGTGGCGGACCCTACTATGGGCAGCCGTTTTTGGTACAACCCGCAAAAAGTAGCTAAGCCCTCTTGGGCTAAGTTTGCCTACAGCCTGCGCATTGGCGACCACGTATTTTATGAGATTAAAAAGCCGTCATGAATAAAATTACACCCACGCAGGCGCAAGCTTTAGAGAAGATGCAAAAAGGCACTATAGAGTATACCAGTAGTGCGCTGGGCGTAGGCAGCCGCACAATGGCTGCGCTGCGGCGGCAGGGCTACGTGGTAAGTACCAACGATAAGCAGCCCGGCGTGCGACTGGACCCCCACCATAGGCTTAGGTTTGTGCGGGTAAAATGAAAAAGAAAAGGCCGGTTAAAAACCCTACCGCCAAGGCTGTGCGTACCCCTAAGTACAGGATGCGGGTGGTGGCGGATAAAAAGAAAAAGAAAGCAAAAAATTGTAAAATAGAGCTTGAGGAAAGCCCCGACTCGTAGTATAGTCGGGTTAATCGTAAACCGTAGCTGGAGATAAACGATATGACTTTTATACTGACAATGGTAGTTGAGGAGTTTGGTGATATTGCGGTGGAAACCCACACGCGTAACACGGAGCTTGAATGTGATGCGGTACAGTATGACCGCCTTACAAGCCTTGACGAGAGCGGCGGGCGTTTTATTAACGCTGATGTTAAACGGGTGCGCACGCGGGTAAGGCCGCGACTAGCTTTTAACTAAGTTGCGCTTTGCTGCCGCCTGTGTTGTTATTGGTTTGTAGTGCGGTGAGGTGCCCTGCGCGTTCCAGCGCTAAATCTCCAGCTAACGCACTGCAACGCGGGCGGGTAAGGTGTTTCCAACAATTCACCAATTACCCGCCCGCAACTTTTAGGATGCCATTATGCTGGACAAACATGAAATAGACACCACTGACCCGGCCATTGCCGAGTACGAAGCTTTCCGCAAAGCGCTTTGGGCGCTGGATGAGGAGGCTGCGGACCATTGCGATGTATTGGATGCGGCGGAAGTGTTTAACTACCTGTGCGCCCGTTACAGCATGCCCACGCTAGGTTTGTGGGCCATGAGTACCGCCCGCGCCTGCCGGATATTTACGATAGCGGCCCAGTACAGGGCGCAAGGGGTTACCTTTACGTTAGATACCAGCACCGCACCCGCTAACGCTAAGCGCGTAAAGCCTAATGCAGTAACCCCGGCATGGCTTGTAGGGCAGGTGGTGGAAATCGTGGCCGTTGCCACTAACGGCGTCCACATTGTGCTGGCCGAAGCTACCCCCGGTTCAAATGATTGCGGCTCATTAATTTTTATACCGGGCAGATGGCTGGCCGATGTAAATGCACGCCGTACCCGCAACCTTAGTATGGAGTAAACAATGCCGTTTAAAAGTATTTTCCCGCCTAAACGCCCGCCGCACCCGTTTGAGCACATGGGCAAAAAGGAGCTTATGGATGCGCTCTATAACGCGCACCAGCAGAATTTGCAACTGGGTGCAGAGATTACGCGTATCCATGAAAATGATAACCACATGCGCCGCGTGCTTAACAACGCCTATGCCTTTATGTTTGGTATTGTGCACAGCTACAAGGAAGTGGCGGACGAATACCGCAGCCGTGAGGCCGAAAAAGTGGTTCCTACGCTGTGGCTGGCTGCCCGCGTGTGTGAGCAGTTTGAAGATATGTACAAGCACCACCCCATGACTGATTTGGCCATTGGCCCGGAGCGCAAATATTTGCGCCATGTTTATAAGATGGCCATGCGCCCCATTAACCCTACCAGCAAGCTAGGCGAGTTTTTGGAGGAGCCTTTAGAGGAGCCGGTTAATGGGGGCGGGGATGCTGCTTAGCCCGGACGCTGTACATATTTTTACAGATGGTAGCTGCCACCCAAAAAACCGCGCAGGCGGCTGGGGCGCAGTGCTGCTGTTTAATAGCGTAACTAAGGAACTTTCCGGCCACAAACGCGCCACGACCAACAACGAAATGGAATTGATGGCGATTTATAAGGCCCTGTGCGCCCTAAAACCCACGCAGAAGCCCATTACGGTTTATAGCGATAGCCAGTACAGTATTAATGCGGTGGCAATCTGGTATAAAGGCTGGGCGCGTAACGGTTGGCGCACGCAACAGGGCCAGCCGGTAAAGAATAAAGAACTTATTCAGGAGATTGTAAAAATTGTGCCGCCGCAAGCTGTTTTCCAGTGGGTAAAAGGGCACGTAGGTATTGTGCACAATGAGCGTGCGGACTTTTTGGCGGGCCATGCCCGCAAGGTGGGGTATTTTGGTGCGGGTACGTAATAAAAACTATGTTTACGCTAACCAAGTCGAGATACTACCCCACGCAGACGGGCTAATACCGCTGCGGCTTAAGCTGGAGGATGGCCGAGTAGTTATGGCGGATATGCCCCCGGAGGTGGCAGCTACTTTAACCACCCGTATTGCGCAGGAGTTGAGTAAGCTTGTGGCAGAGGTAGAGCTAAGCGAAGGGGCAGAACGTGTCAGACGCGATTGATGCCGATCATTTTGAGGTGGTGCCTTTTGAAAGTCTGCATGGTGAGTACCGCGCCAGCATAGGCAGCTTTATGTGCAACTTGATGGACAGCAAAACGCCCGCAGGTAAAGAGTGGGAGCCGTTTTCGTTCTGTGACGTTTTTGGCGGGGGCAACGAGGTACACTATAGCCTGCCCCGGCACCGCTGGGTGGAGTTTACCCGTAAAGTAATAGATACCAATGGCGACTATAACCCGGCAGAGGTTTTGCGGGCGCTGCGGGATATTGGCTTAGCTACTGCGGTGTTAAAAAAAGATAAGGCGAATAAGTTAAAGTTTATGCAGATGTACAGCGCCGGGCCACGCAGTGTAGCTGGCGTAACAGAGCGGGCATTGGCTGAGGCGGCGCTGAGCGCAGTGGCAATGCCGCGCATTACGGATAGCAACTTTATGCGTGTAATTTCGGGCATGGGTTATAACGGCCCTATACAAGTTGTTTGCGCGGAGGATGTAGCGCAGCAAGTGCGGCAAGAGATAGCGGAACGCTCTACCTTGCCCCCGGACGCAGGTTCCCGCGCCCTTAGCGTGTTTGGCATACGGGTTATACCTAACCCGCACATGCCGCCCGGTACGGCTATGGTGGTGGCGGATGGGGCTGAGCCGCAGATGATACACTTTAACCAAATGGAGCCAAGATGAAAGTACGTGTAAGAAACCGCGCCGCAGTGCGTACCCGTCAACGCCAGCCTGTTTTGCAGCCCGGTGCAATTCCCGATATGTGGCCCAACGGCAGCGGCCTGTATAAACAGGGTATGGCCCCCGGCCCGTCTTGGAAGTCGAACGAAAATAAAGGGCTACTGGGCCGCATAGTGCGGCAGGATAATGGCCAGTACAAGGTCTGGAAGTATATGGGCAATGAGCGTTACTTTTATTGCGGCCTGTTTGCTACCCAAACTAAGGCGCACGCCCGCATTACAGGCTAGCCGCCTGCCGCCCTTGTCCTAAATCACCGTTTGCGTTTATATTGGTGTATAGCAGCGTAATGCAAGCTGGAGCCAATATAAAATGTCAGATGTTCGCCAGCGGGTAAACCCCCGTTTTGCCAATGCTCAGGAAACCGTAGCAAAGGCCCCGGCTGCTGCGCCCCGGCGTATGCGCAAACGCGCCGTAAACGTATTCACCGGCGAGGTGGATGGCCCTAGCCGCAAAATGAGCGCGGATGAAGTGCGTGCCCAGCGTGCTTACGAGTCTAATGCGGTGCCTGACCCCTTCCAACAGGCTTACACCACCAGTTTTAATGCGGCAGGCCCGGAGAATATTCTACCCCCGCCGTACAACCCGCACACCTTGATGAAATTCCCGAACGAAAATAACACCCTGCGGCAGTGCATTGATGCCATGGTTGTTAATGTGGAAAGCATGGGCTACCGCCTAGAATTTATTGGCGAGGAGGGCAGCGAAGACAGCGACCAAGCCCTTGCCGAAGAAGCTCGTATACAGGCGCTGCTAGACCAGCCTAATGGCGAGTATGGGGTTATTGAGCTACGCAGCCGCGTGCGCCGTGACTATGAGACGCTGGGCTATGCGTTCTACGAAATATGCCGCCGTACTTTCACCCCGGAAATCGTGTCTTACTACCATGTGCCCGCACACCTTGTGCGCGTAACCACGGCAGATGCCCAGTACACCGAGGTATCTATGTGGCTTATGCGCAATGGTAAGTTTGTGCAGGAGAAGATTAAAAAGCGTTTTCGGCGTTTTGTGCAGGAAATCGGTACTAAGAAAGTTTACTTTAAAGAGTTTGGTGACCCACGCCACATTAGCAGCAAAGATGGCCGCGTAATGGAAGGGCCGGATGCTACCGAGGAAGCTACGGAGCTGTACATGGTTAGCCAGTACACGCCGGG